TGGCTTTAATTAAAAAAAAAGCACTCTCTCGCTTGCTCGTTTCGTCCGGTTGTGATGACTTTATAATCGTTACCTGGCGATCAACCATCTGGCTGAGTGCCTGCTGAAACGCCTGGTTCTTGACAATCTTCTGGATCTCAGATCCGAGGTCCACTGCTTTCTGAAGTTCATCCATGTATTCTGATCAGTTTATTAGTGATTATATTAAGGCAACCGGAATGGAAGCCTGGGTTGCTCGGGAACGGGTTGGGCAGCTTGAATACAACAAAGGAATGAGGAAATACCCTTACCGAAAGCTTCCGGTTGACCAACGTCCAAAGTTTGATGACACGGAAATTGACCGTGAGATCGAATTACTCCAGCGAGTCATACACCAGCTCGAAAGCGATCCAGTGCGCTCATAGAAGCCAGAGGGATCTCTAGCTCCAGGGCTTTCTCAATTCCCTGGAATCCACCAGCTCCCTGCATTTCCGGATAGTCCTCACCCAGGGAGCCCGAGAATGCTCTGCGCAGATTTTGTACGTCCTGACGCAATGGGCCGATTCTTCTGCGACTCTTGAATTCTTCATCTCGATCCACTTTTTCTTGCACCATTTGGCGCAGCATCTCATCAGAGCCCATCCTTGTTTTAAGGCCAGACAAGCTAGGGCTTTTAAATCTCTCCAATAAGCTCCGAGCCACTCGGCCTTCATTCGGGTTTGCCAGCTCCTCAGAATAATCAATGTAACGTCCTTGTAGGTTTGTTTTTCTGGCCCGGGTGCCTTTGCCAAAAGTCCGATTTAGAAACGCCTGATCTTCTGTCAACATGTCAATCTCAGCTTCCACCTGGGCTCGAAAATCAGGATCTGTTTCTAGTTTCTTCTCGTCAAAATTAGTGACGGTGACTCCATTCCCAGTGTCTGAAAAATTTAAAGTGGGGTATCTCATCTCAAGGGCTTTGTACTCTCGAGGTCCAATGGGGGCATCGAGATAGATTCTTGCTGAAGTGGCTGAACCTCCAACCTTTCTCATTGGAGTAGGGAACCCAACAGGGCTCCCCTCCTGGATATCCATTGCACCTCGGAAAGCTTGCAGTGCCCCCATCTTTTCCATCATTGCCGCTTCGTCTTTTTTCTTCTTGCCTTCTCCAAACTCGACTCGAGCAATCCTGACCGGATTGTTCTCGAGTACACCAGCTGAGTTGGTGTACGCTCCAAAAGCATCCCTGGTGGGTTTGGCTGCTTTGTCCGCTGCCAAGGTAGCTAATCGATCGACTCCACTTGGATCATCGTAATCACTTCGAGGATCTGCAGAATATTCTCGAGCTAGGCGTTTCATCGCTGGGGTGGTCTCGAGTAATCCAGAGAACATCCCAGAGGCTTGCCCTGGCACACTTTCATAGGGCAAATAGATGGATCCGGTGTCCTCTTTGGCCCGAGTCACATCAAGCAACATGTTCGCGATCTTCGGCACCCGCTCAGGATACAACACGGGAATATTTGCAGCTCCAAACGTTCCAGGTTGGAGATTCGCTAAATTGTTGAGAACTACATCATCCTGGATACCCTCGAGCTTGCCCCCATACACTGGATCTAGTAGGAGCGTTGCAAAGTCAGGAGTTGAGCCGATCATCTCTCCGGTGATCACGCCTTCATTGATCACATCCTCAACATTCATATCCCCGGACTCTTTGCTTTTGGCATAGTCCACAGCTGTTTTGACATAACTCCAAACACTCTCCTGGACATGAGCTGGAGTCCACTCGATTCCGGTTTGCTTAGTGAGGATCTGAGCTGCTTCTCTCGTTGCATCGTTTAGCGCCAGGTAGCTGGTGTTCTTCACACCCAGCTCCTCTGGCCCCTTGAACGTGAACCGAGTCCCGAGGAGGTCTTGCTGACGTTCAGTCATCACCTTGGTTTTCTTCCCGGAAAATGCCCCCTGGAGGACATTCATCGCTCGACCCATCCAAGTGTCATTGGTGACCTCGTTGAGATCGCCCATCAGGTTTTCGTAAAAGCTCTGAACCTTCGGCCCAGATATCTTGATCTTCGTAGGATCCTTCTGAGTCAGGGCTCGAACACTATTGTTCTCCCAAGCTTCCAAGACACTATCTCGGCCTTTATCCCCTTCGACACTCATTCCCATGATATTGAGAATTTTCTCTCGATCTTTCGGCCTGCCTGCATTGACCCAGTTTTTCCAGATAGTCAGGGTGTTCCGGAGGTTCGCTTCCACCGAGGTTTGAGGGCTAGTTGCTGATAGCAAGGCGATGAAGCGGGAGCCATCATTCTTCCCAAAGACACTCATGATCGCTTTGTTTGATGCCTCATACCAACCCTTCTTTGCTGCACCCAGGGAAGCCATTGCAGCTAGGTTTTTTGGGTCCACCATTGTGTCTTGGCGAGGGCTGACAAAGTCTAAATTCTGATCGTTGTAGTCGCGCACGGCATCAAGTGCCTGAGCTGGCTTGCGTTCCTTGCTGAGCCCATAGACCTCAGCTGCTGTTAGATTCCTGGTGGTCCTTCTGCGATCTTTGGTTTCCTTAAATTGCTGACCAACTTTTTTATCGAGCAGGGCTCCCCCATCGTAGGTTTGGACCTTCGACATTTGGTTACGTCCTCGAGTGGGAGCATCTGCAATCGGAGGGTCTGCAATCTCCTGGAAAATGGTGGTTCTTCTACTGGGGGCCTGGGGTTGCATCCCGAGCAGGCCAGGAAGCGGAACTATTGGATCAACCATTCATCATCCCTGGTGGTGGTTGTGGTGGTTGTGGTGGTTGTGGGCCTGGAGGAGCTGCTGGACCAGGTGGAGTAATTATTGGCTGGGGTGTGATATCAGGAGGAGTCTGGGGGGAAACGCCACTCATCTGCGCTAGTGCGATCTTGTAGGCTTGAGCTGCTACATCATTCTGGGAACGCTCCAGCTCTCGATTGCGTTGCAGCTCTGTCATCAACCCGTCAACATCGAGCTGCGTTCCATACTTGAGCTGCAGCTCTTGGATCTTGGTGTACATGTTGACCGTGTCTCGATCGCGTTCACGATCATCTTTTAGGCTCAGCTCGTAAGCATCTTGTAAAAGTTGGAGCCTGGTTTTCTCCAGCTCCGCATTTGCTAGGATCTGCTCTGGTGAGGGTGGAGGAGGTTGCGGAGGTTGCTGCGCCTGCTGTTGCATCGCAATGTCTGGATCGTTGAAATAAGCCTGAGCCTCTGTAATTCCGTTCAGCTCCAACATGCGAATCATCGCAGCTCGAATATTTTGCAAGCTGACCAATGGGTTTTCTGGACCCAGGAGTTGCAATAATTCCTGCTGTTTTTGAATCAGCTGTTGCAAAATGGCAGTTCTTTGGGTGGTGTCCGCGCCACCTAGTGGCATCGTGACCCGCACATCCATCTCGGGATAGCTCCCAGGATAAACCGGAATGTACTTACCTCGGAGCAGCATCAAGTCTTGCTGATTCTGGTGATGAACCGTTAGTTTCAACATGCGTTTAAACATCGGCACCAAACCAGTGTTGATCAGATTCCTGGTGATCAACTCGAGCCTAGATTGACTAGCTTTGATGTTTGCCTGCACCCCAATCGCAGTCATCGATTGCAATGACTCCTGGTCCATGCCTTGGGAAGCATCAGTCACCCCGGTGCGTTGCTCCCGCACTCGATCGAGTACCTGGAGCAGAGGCAAAGCTTGCTGCCCCAGGAAGGGCACATTGATCGGCTGAATGGCACCTGGTTGACTCACAGGAATCAGGGCTCCAATCTCTTCGTTTGCCAGTGCTTCAAACGATACTTGCCCTTCTGTGTAGGACATGCGCGGAGTCGTGCTGAGTGCCAGGGAGTCAAGAATTTGCCTCCAAATACTCGATTGCACCTGTTGCAAATCTGCGCAGCTATCGTAAATCGATAACCCAGACCAAGAGTGTGGGAGAGGCTCCATTCGGAAGATTGACCAGGGATGCTCATCAACCGGGGTGTTGCGAAGGATCTCGAAGTTGCCACCAGCACAGCAAATCTTGCGGAGCTGACGGATTCCGGTGCCCTGCATGTCAATGCGCATATAGGCTTCCACATAGCTGATCTCACGATCTAGCCCGGTGCCCTCGTCTTCGGATTTGTAGTCTGGATTTCTCAGTAGCCACTCGTCATTCGTTTCATGATCCTGATCGGTGCCCAGGTCAACCACATCATCGTAGTTGTAGCCCATGTCCTCGATGAGGTCTCCAACTCTCAGCCTTTGTCTTCGAGCAATCACTAGAGCTGAATCTAGATCCGTTGCAGTGCGATTGACTACCAGCTCTTCTGGTGGCACCGCTTCCACTTTGACAGATCCACTAGATTCCTGGCGTACACAAGTGGCCTCAATCATCCCAGTGGGGAGCTGCCTTGCTTGGGTGATCTGCCAGCCCTGCTGGCTCAGGGCTCCAAGGGTTTGCTGATCAACGGTCACATCCCGTTGAATCAGCCTGGTCTGGTTTTCATAGTAGGTTTGAACTACGCCAATGCCCTTGATGAGTGCGTCCTTGATGACGCTATCCATCACCTCGTATCCGTTGTTCTTGTCTTTGAAAAGGTAGGAAATGTACTCGGTGGCCTGCTCAGCAACCTCGATGTCCTCGATCGTCCTGGGTTCAAAACGCACAACATGATCAGGACCAAAGATGCAGCGTTGCACAGCTGGGAGTATGCCTGCGACCGTGTCATGGATGGTCCGGGCCACATAGTTGGATCTGCCAGGTACTTCCTCTGGGACGTTGTCCGATTCACTGAAGGGCTGACCCAGGTAAAACTTCATGGCATCGGCACGATGAGGAGATTCGATTTCATCTATGTAATCGATCGCCTCAGTCAATACGTTTTTGACGTACCCCTGCAGCTCCTCTTCATCCATCGGTGTGTATTCTTCAGCCATTACTTTTTGCTCTTATATTTCTTTGCGCCAGCTGCAGCTTTCCGGAAAGTAGCGTCAGAGGGTCGACCGGGTTCACCTGGTTTTGCCATGCGTTCTTTTGAACCCGCTTTGATCCGAGCCCGTTTTTTTCGGATGTTGCTAAACAAATTAGGCTTTGCCATTTAGACTTTAGCCTTCCTGGCTTTCTTCCTGAGCATGTCTGCAGTCATTCTCGCAGGTTTGGGCATCTTGGCTGCAGCCTTGGCAGCTGCTTTCTTTCCTGCTTTGGTATAGGGATATTGCTTCCCGGCTACATTCGGCATCGTGTCTCCTTTAACATTTCCAGCGTTTTCGGCTCCAAAAATTTGCGGTAAGCTTCGACCCCTTGTTCCCAGGGAGCCCGGCTGACCTCGAGCAATAACTTTTTTTGCGTTTCGGCTGATCTGATTTGACAGAAAGCTTAGGATCCCCAAATCGGACTAACTTGGTCTTGCCAGATTCCCGAGCAAGCACCGCATACTCCTTGGAAGCCCCTGGAGTCCTTTTGGGCTTGTTATACCCAGAAAACTTAATTCCTGACCTGGTGAGAGGATCCGCTTTTTTGGTTGGCATGGTCTCAAAAAAAAAGAGTTTCTAGCATCTCCCCCCACTTGCGTTCACCAGTTTGAGTCCTTACCTGGTTCCCTCAAAAGAGATGCTAGATCGGCCTATTTTATCAGAGACTAAAGGGATTTATACGATGTTACCGACATGTCGACGTTGAGGCCCAGAGCTGCGAAAACGTCCCTGGGAATCCACGGCATTGCTAGCGAACGTCATGAGGAGGGCATCGGCAGAATCCGGAGAGGCACCGATTCTTTGTTGGGTGAGTTCCTTTCTTTCACAGGCAATTTTGCCATTCGGTCGATAGAGAAAACGCACAGAGCTGAGATCGCGAATCAAGTCTTTATCATCAGGAATCTGCACATCCTGCTCATGAAACCAATCGCGCATTCTAAACCACAGCTCAGCTCTTAGATTCGCGTAGATGTCCTTTCTGGCTGGGCCTTCTGACACGGCAACCCCTCGAGCTGGATACCCTTCACTTTTAAGAATATCGAGGCAGCCTGCTCCGATACCAATACTATCGATCTCAATAGACCAGGGCTTTTGCTCAGCTGCATCATAAAGCTCTGCAATGCGACCTGCTAGCTCGACTAGGTTCAGTTTGCGCCAACGGTAAATCGGCTCCAGAATTTTTCGGGCCTTGCGCTGGACCAGGCACGATGAATCGTCTCCATAACGGGCAACGTCGACGCCCCAAATGATGGGATACTCATCCATGATCGTGACATCCCGCTTTGTTGCATCCATGATCTTGCTATGGGAAATGATTGCATCACTATCGTGCAAAGGCCACTCGCCTTGGACTCGAATTCTAAACTGGTTGCTATCTTCCCCATACTTCATGCGGACTTCATCAATGTAGTCCTGGCTGACTAAAGGATTATCCAGGCAGCTGACGTGCATTGTCTTCCAGGTTTTGGCATGAACCGTATGAGAGTCAAAAAAGAATCCTTGGTTGGTTGTGGGGTTGCCTAACAAGATAACGTGGGCCTTGCCCCCGGTGATCTCTCCACCACCAGCCATTGAGCCATAGGCCGCTTCCCACACCGCTTGTGGTACACCTGCAGCCTCATCGATGCAAAGCATCGTATGCAAGGCATGAAGCCCCTGGAGGGCTGATGGATTGTCTAGTCTTGCTGTGCGGTAGCTGATGAAGTTGCTCTCCGGTGCAGACTTCAGCTCGATCCGATCACTCTTAACTTCGAGTAAATCTCGAATGGGATCCGGAAGGCGATTGATCCACTTTTTCGTCTCTGCAGCCAGAGCATCAAAGATCTGAGCTGCAGATGGTGCCGTGACTGCAATCTTGGTGTCGTAGTGGGTCAGTAGAAACCAGAGGTTCGCAAAAGCGCAGGCGGAAGATTTCCCACAGTTGTGGCCCGATCGGACACTTATTCGACGTTCACCAGCTGCTAGGGACTCGAGCAGCTCCGCTTGCCATTTAAGCGGAGTTACGCCCAGGACGTTTTCACAAAAGGCTACCGGGTTGGGCCGATAAACCTCCATGAATTCTTCAAACGGATTGGTCTTTGCCATCTGCCCAAATTTCTATAATTGCCTTACCGGGTCGCATCACTTCACCTCGATCGATGATTAGGTGGTCTACTTGCGAATCATTAGGGAAAATTTTTTTATGTTCTAAAAGGTCGATTAGCGCCTTCAAATAGTTATCAATATCTCTTTTGGCCTTTGTGGGAGGATGCAAGAGGATCTTGACCCAGATCCTTGCATCCTGATCAAACGGTTGCAACCCTTCGGGGGGCCAGAGACACGTCAAACCAGACTTGCGAAATTCCCGGCCTTTTTTACTCAAAATGGTCCTGCCTCGATATTGCCGATACAAGGCATTGACCGAGGGGGGCCAGACACTCTCCAGTTTTGTTCTTGTCAAATTCAAATCTTGAAAACCCTGGTTGAACTTTTTCGCATAAACCCTTCACAGATCTCCGGGTGTGCAGCCTTCAAAGCTTTGGTGTCCAAGGTATTGCGCTCCTGAGTTTTCCAGGTGACCAAGGGCTTGTCTTCATAGAGCAACACTGCAGTTTCGCCCATCTTTGATTTCAACTCCAATACTAGATCGCGACTTTCCTGGTACATGCCCCCGAGCTGCTTGTAGCGATTAATGATCTGCAGCTCCTCAGAGGTCACTTCTCGCTTTAG